GGTGTGATTCCCCACATATCGTCCTTTAGCTCAGTTGGCAGAGCAGCGGCTTCTAACCCCGTTGGCCGAGAGTTCGAGTCTCTCAGGGACGACTAATAAAATAAAGGTTATGATAGTATTTAAGATAGTAGACCAATATAGTAGATCTACTGGAAAAAAGGCAGGATCAGTGAAAGTTTATGATCATAGTATTTGTGACTATTCTGGAAATGTAATTAGAATTGATAACAATCCAAATGAATATCTTGTAGATTATAATGACAATGATCCTTGTTTTGGAGATGGAGATGGAGAATCGTGGTTATATGATTACGAAAACAAACTAGCAGGAGGAGATGCAAATGGTTATCATCACCATGAATTATTTGGACAAGCTCGTTATGTATTCCAAACATTAGAAGATGGATATACTGAAATATTTTTTCAGTTGTTAGAAGAAGCTCACCAAGAAAAATTAGAAATATGGTCTTTATCTCAATTACTTAGATGGTCACGAGGTAGAATGTTGGAACGAGTAATAAAACAAGAAAAATATAAATTAGAACAATTTTTAGAAGATTAAATTATGAAAAATTTTTCAATTGAACAAAACCATATTGAAAATCTCTCGAAAAAGAGAATCAAACTTAATGATGAATGTATAGCCTCTTGGGATGATGAATATGGTTCTGGTTGTGATGGAGCCCCTGCATTAAAATTGCCGGATGAAGTTGATACATTAGCAGATGAAATTTTAGATTCTATTAAAAAATGGAGATATGTTCTTCCATTTGAATTTATTTTTGATGAACTCACAAAACTTGGGTGGGCACCTTGTCTTCTTTATGACGACGATGGCCATTTTGCTGTAGCTGATGATGGATGGTCTGAAATACCAGAAGAATCTCCTGGTGATATACATTTAGGCCATTATATAACCAAAAATCAATGGAAGGACTCTATAAGAGAAGCCTTAAATTATTTCCTAGATACAGAATAATATGAGGGATGAACTGATAAGTAAAATACTAGATGAGTATCTTCCTACTGATGGAGTTGGAACCGAAAGAGAAAAATTAAGGATGAATCTTCATAGAGAATTTTCATTACTGTGTGTTTCGGATGCAAAGCCAGTTTGTAAAATTTGTGGATATTGGGTTTCTCCAACAGATGGAAAATGTTTAAGGCCTGAATGTGATAATTATTAAACGAATTAAATTATGAGAAATTACGGATCGAAGGACATCATGAGAATGGAGTCCATCAAACAAAAAGCAAGAGGTGATTATATGAATGAAGTCATGTATGCTTATAATATGTCATGCGCAATCACAGAACCAGGCAAAGCAATGGCTCGAGGTTATGCAGCTCAAGAAGTTTTTGGAGATCAATCAGTGATTGGCCAAGTATTTTTTGAAAGAGCGTATGATTTAAGTGGAGGAAAGGAAGTAAGACCAGTTGCCTCAGTTAACCCTCTAGACACTTCTGAAGAAGGTATAGAAGCTGAATATGAGAATATACCTATAGATGAACAACCTGCCTCTAGAAGGGAAAACAGGCTTATGACTTCAAATGCAAGACATAAAACTCCGTTTTCACGAATCGTAGCGTTAGGAAAAATTAACGTTCATAAAGGTACTGGTCCTCAATTTAATTTATCTCTTCATGCTGTTGGCACAATGGAAATGTGGCAGACTGATGAAGGTAGATATAGAATGATATATACAACTCATTATGATCCCATTTATAAAATAGGAGATCAACGGGTTTTCAAATATGAAGATAAAACTGTTGATTGGAAAATGGTGGATTATATTGAAGCTAAAAATGTTTCTAACTTTGCTCCTTTATATGGAAAGTCAATCAATATATATACATATGACTAATGTGAAACCATTTTAAATAGCGACCATATAAATATAAAAAATATGACAACAATTAATAAAATACCCATAGTAATGTTAAATTATAACTCTACAAAGAAGGCGGTTGGAAATGACCCAATTAATGATATACTAAGGGGCGTTAATGCGAATTTGGTTGCATCTCCAGGATTAAAATATGAAAAATGTATCGGCTTAGATGTGTTCATCTAAGCCGATACAGATGTATATTATGGAGGTAAAATGGTAGAACTTGCAACTACTGCAGATGCAGAAAAAACATGGGGTGTTCCTTATGAAAATGTTGGAGGAACTGTTGGAAGTAGTACTAAATCAATATGTTCTTATTCTGAATTTAAAGATATAACTGATTTAGTGTTTACTCAGTTTGCTGCAATTAAAAATATAACATTTGATCAAATGGCTAAGATATTTAAAGATTTTTTTTAACACAAACTTAATAAGCCGAGATTTTTTAGTCTCGGCTTTTTTTGTTATATTAGAATATGATATTACCAAAATATGTAAAATTAGGGCATTCTGCACTTAGATTAGTAGGAAAGACCTATTACAGGGATGGAGGAAATTGGAATGTTCAATATAGAATAGTTGATGGAGAATTAATAAGTTGGAATTGGGGACAAGGAATGCCTTGGTTACATAAAGTCCCTTTAGTTGAAATAACTGAAGAGGAATGGAGAAAAGATAATGCTGGTTACGTATAAAAATTAAATTATGAGCGAAACAACCCATTGGCTAGAAATACTTAACGAACGGAATAAAATCCGAGTTATATTTTGGAGTGCATTTGCTAAAAAAAGATATTATGTCTTTGAACAGCAAATTGAAGCCGGTAAATATGCTTGGAGCGCTTTTAAAGATACTCAAAAAATGTCTTATAAAAAAGTAAGACAAGAATACATAAGAATAAGAATTTCAAAATTACAAAAATGAAAAAAATATTTTTTATCTTTGCAGCATTTTTAATGCTTACATCATGTGAAATTGGTTTGAATAATCAGTCTATTAAATATAGAATGGAAGTGTATGAAAATATGGTTCCACCTATAATTGTAGTTGCTCAGGCAGATAGAAATGTTACTGCAACAAATAAAAAAGGAGAAGCTATTGATGGATTAAGGGGATCTATTTTATTGCAAGATTCTGAAGGTACCTCTGTTACTTTTACTGATAGTGAACCTTATGGATCAACTTTAGTAGCTAGTTATGTAAAAGGTGATACATTGTTAAGTATAACAAAATGACAACATCCGAACAAGCTACAATAAAAGCGTTAGCAGAATCATTACGTGATTCTTCAAATACTGAATGGACTACCGGAGAATTCAGGCAATGGACTAATTATGCTAAAACAATGAGAGATACCATTCGGACAGTAGTTCCTGTTTTGCGGGAATTAGCTAAAACTCCTCCAGAAGATTCAAAACCAGATCCCTTAGACTTAAATTAAATGAAAAAACTTCACGACGTATTTATGAAAACAGCTTTTCTTTTTGCAGAGAAAAGTAAATGTGTTAGTCATCATGTTGGAGCTGTTGTTGTAAAAAATAATAGAATCATCATTAGTGGAATTAATGGTTCTCCAACTGGATTGCCAAATTGCTGTGAAATATTTGATAAGAATAAGTTTGATAGAGAAGAACATCATGTTTGGTCTAAAGATAATGAGATCCATGCAGAGATGAACACTATTGCCTTTGCAGCTAAACATAATGTTGAATTAGATGGATGTGATATCTATGTTACAATTTCTCCATGTAATGAATGTCTTAAAAATCTAGTTCCTACGGGGATTACGAATGTTTATTTCTTATATCCTTATGATAAATCTACATTGAATCCGGTAATACTTCAAAAACTTAATGTTGTAGAAGTTCCCGGGGCTAAAGAAATAAAAGAATGGGTGGAAGGCAATGATTTGCTATACATACCAAAACAAAAACAACTTAAAAAATAAATCCCCCGATATTTTTTCGTGTCAATTAAATTGGTTATATTATTCATGTAATAAAATAAACAGTTATGGTTACAAACGAAACTTTATTAGAATGGTATATGAAGGGATTCGACGACGAATTAGATGGGACATCTTCCTTAATGTCAAAGCATGAGTCGTTGAATATTGCATATAACGTCGGAGCATTAGATGCTGAATATGGTGACGATGATACTGAAACTGATTACATAAGTGATAGAGAATTATTGATAAAAATTAAACAATTTGTTGAAAATGGAAAGTAAAATTAATTACGAATCAGCAATCAAAAACATTAGGTCAGAGCTTAAAACTTACTTAGTTGATAGTAACCTAAAGTCTGTAGTACTCGGTGTATCTGGGGGCATCGATAGCACCCTCTGTGCATTGCTAGCCCAACCAGTTTGTCATGATTTAAACATCCCCTTAATTGGTAGATCCCTACCATCAAGTTCTAATTCAGAAGGTGAAAATACAAGAGCCATGGTAATTGGGGACTTATTTTGCGATAATTTCAAAGAAGTAAATATTAGTCGACAAACTGACAGTCTTATTCATTTAGTAGACGAACCTTATCATAATCAAGATGAATCGTGGCGGTTGTATGCTGAGGAACGTGCCATTCAAAATGGTAATGTTAAAGCTAGAGTTCGAATGATTTATCTTTATGATTTAGCAAGTATAAATCAAGGTGTTGTTCTTTCTACTGATAATTGGACAGAATATCTTCTTGGTTTTTGGACATTGCATGGAGATGTAGGAGATTATGGGATGGTACAAAGTCTGTGGAAAACAGAGGTTTATGAAATGTCTGATTGGATTGTAAAAAATGAATTAACATCAGATTTTGTAAAAGAAGCAGTTCAAGAGGTAATAAATGCGGATGCTACTGATGGTCTTGGTATTTCAAAATCTGATATGGATCAAATTATGCCCGGGTGGAAAGGAAGTTCCAGAGCTGGATATGCAGAAGTTGATAAAATACTTATGAAAGCAGTTGATCTTGTAAAATTTCCAAAATCATTAGCAAAAAGATATCCCGAATCTCATCCTGTTATTGATAGACATTTAAGAACTGAATTTAAGAGACATAATCCTCTTAATATTTCAAGAGAAAATATTATAAATAAATAACACATACACATATTATGAAAATTACATTTATTAAATTTATTTTGTGGTTCTATACCAACCATATTCAAGAGGATTGGTCGGATTACAATAAAATAGGAAAAATTATTATTTTTCCTGCATGGTTTGTTCGATCCGTTGTATTTTGGATCGTATGTCCACTTTTTATTCCGGAATATATGTTTAAACAAAGTGAAGTTTATCATGCTTTTGAACAACAAGGCAAGCTTACTCCACAACAAATGGCAGAATTTAACAAAATTCAAAAGCAAAATTTCCTTAATAAGAAATATGGAAAGAATGGTCAAGGTAACAAACTAAATAAATAATTTTAACAAAAAATTAATACAGAAAATGGCATCTGTGTTAATTTTTTGGTTATATTAATATAAATTAATTTAATTAGTTCTTTTAATTATTGAAATATTTGATTCTATTAATATTCGTTTAACGGTTTGGGGAGAAGTTTTAAATTTAATTCCTATTTTATTCATTGAAATATTATTTAAATAATCTTTGATAATTGAATTTATATCTTTTTTAGAAAAATGGATATATCTTCCATTATTTTTACCAGAATTTTTTTGACTGATAGAATTTTTGGTTTCTTTAGAATGTTTTCGGTTCTTTGATGTTTTGGATATTGTGGTACGATATGTAGGATGATTTTGATATCGTTCTTTTATAGATTTACTAATTTTATTTTTAGTATCTTTTTTGAATGATTTAGCGTTCCAATTTGGATTGTTTTCACCCATACATTTTCCTTTTCGAGAAAGACTAATTTTTCTTTTAGTTGAATTAGATAACAATGAGTTATTTCCTCCTTCTCTTAAATTATATCCACCTGGATAAATAGAATTAAATTTTTTAATAAAAAGTATTTCGTTATTATTTAGATCATCAATATTATTGCATTCTTTGATGATCGTTTTTTGGAAATTTTCCTTTCCATATTTTTTAATAGCTCTTTTTATTAAAAGTCCAGATCCCAAATATTGATCATTTACATCTCCAGTATGCTGGCCAATGTAAATAGTACCGTTTATTAAATTTGTTGTTTTATAAATGTACACTTTTTATTATATATATTAAAATTATGAAAGAAAAAAAATACACAAGAAGTAGGAAGGCTTTACTTATCATCGATGCCCAGTATGATTTCATGCCGGCGACTGAAGAGGATTATAAGAATGGACAAGGGGGAGCATTGGCAGTACCGAACGGTGATCAAATCGTTCCTGTAATAAATGAATTGTTACCCCAATTTGATTTAATTATTTTTACAAAGGACTGGCATCCTACAGGTATGAAGGCATTTGCCTCTTCATATAAAACTAAGAAGCCATTCGATACGTATAAAGTAAATGGAAAAGAAGATACGTTGTGGCCAGATCATTGTATTGCCGAATCTTATGGAGCTATGATCCATGAAGGAATAGATCTCAGTTTAATTAAAGATGAAGCTGAATTTTATATCTTTAAAAAAGGATTGGAAAAAGATAAACATCCTTATTCTGGATTTGATGGAACAGGACTTGGATTCTTTTTAAGAGAGAAAAATATAGAAACTGTATTTATTTGTGGATTGGCAACCGATTATTGCTGCAAAGATACAGCAATAGATGCAAATAATGAAGGGTTTGAAACATTCTTTATTATGAATGCAACTAAACCAATTAATCCAGATATAACTAAAACTATAAAAGAACTTCATTTGCATGGAGTAAAAATGATAGATTCTTGGCAATTACCTTTAACGTTTTTAACACAATAATCAAATGCACTTATGAATATATAAAATAAAATGAATTTTGTATATTTAACAACAAATAAATTAAATAGTAAACAATATGTGGGATCTCATAGAGGAAATTTAAATGATTCTTATTTAGGAAGTGGTTTATATTTATCTGAATCTATTAATTTACACGGTAAAGAAAATTTCAAAAGAAAAATACTGGAAATAACAAAAACAAGAAAAGAAGCTTTTGATTTAGAAGAATTTTATATTAAGAAATTTAATACTTTACGACCAAAAGGATATAATATAAGTCCTACTGGGGGAATGAACGAATGGGGTGGTATACATTCTGAAGAAACTAAAAGAATATTAAGTGAAAAAAGAAAAGGAAAGACACCTTGGAATAAAGGAAAGAAAGGGATATATTCTAAAGAAACTTTAGAAAAAATGAGAATGAATTCAAATAATACTGGTAAATATAATCCAATGTTTGGGAAAAAGGGGGCAGATTCTCCAATATTTGGAATAAAGAAAACAAAGGAGCACATAAAAAAATTAAGCGAAAGTAAAATGGGCAATAAAAATCCAAACGCTAAAAAATATTTTATTCAAACACCAGATAATAAAGAATTTATAGTTAATTCTGCAACCGAATTCATAAATAATCATCCTGAATATAATGTGAATAAACATTTTATTTATTATCAATCAAAGAAAAATATTAAACAAGTACCTAATAAATGGTATATCAACTTAATGTAAAATGAAGAATTTACTAACTAACGGAGAGAAAATATGGGTTGTATCTGTTTTATTATACATATTATGGGTATTTATAGGATTGAATAATAATATTTCTACACAATTGATACCTATATTAGGTTCGTTAGGGATGATAGTATTTGTAGTAATTGCAAATATAATTAGAATTTTAATTTAATGTAAAATGAATAGAGAAAAAATAGAAAAATTAGCTGAGCTTTATTGCAAAAATACTCATGATGCTTATGTTGTTGCAACTGTTTGCGATGAAGTTATAGATAAATCTGGTGCTCTTCTTGGAAAAGTAAGAGCTAATGTGAGAGAGAAAAATAGAATAAAAAATGCCGCATCGTAAAAACATTAAGTACAAA